AAAGTATAAACTTAATCTTGAATTAAAATGCAGAAGAAAACATTACAATGATTTAATGTTGGAGAAGAAAAAGTATGACTCAATAATTGAAAGGAGTAATGCTTTAGATATGCTGCCGGTGTATGTGAACTCTACACCACTTGGAGTGTGGGCATTCTATTTATTAGGTAAACAATACGATTGGTCTCACAGAGACCTACCTCAAACAACCCAATGGAATAAAGATAAGGTTAGTAAAGAAGTAACTTACCTCAACATTAGTCAAGGTATAGATTTACTTTCTCTTCTTCCTCTTGGTAAGCTTTGACTTCTTTTTCTTTTTCTTGTCAAGTTGATACTTCTTTATCTTTTCAGGACTGAACCCACCTGTAGCGTAGTACATCTTAACTTGCTTGTCAGTAAACATTTTACCACTTGGACTTACGTTTTTATTTTTACCTACTTTTTTAAATGGCATAACTATTTATTTATTGTGTCTTCAAAGACACTGTTGGTTTACATCTACAGAAGTGGTCATACAAATCACACTTCTTACATATCGGACCCCACATCTCTCTATTCTTTTTATTTATCCTTTCGACAATACTTTCCTTTGGAACGTGCTCATCTGTGCAAGGGAATCTCTCATTCATACATTACATATTTAAAGCGTCATCTAATTCTTTTTGAATGTCTTTTTTAATTTGTCTTTGTTCTTGTTTAATCTTATATATTTCTGAATCTTTCCCATACAAATCATTATACAAGTCTTCATCAATTATCTTAAGGTCTTTCTTACTTGTTTTCTTAGGTTTAGGTGTGGTAGTTTTACTCTTACCTTGCTTCTGTCCATATCCCGGTCTGTAAGATTTAGAGATACCAATTGTTTGCATTATGTTTTCTTCAGAAGTATCTCCTCCTAATAATTTAATTAAAGCTATTGGAGAATCAACTTGAGCACCAATCATTATTTCTAAAAATGGTTGAGCAGTTTTGATTATACTCTCTGAACTTAACCCATCGTATGCTTTCTTAACTTTATATATAACAGAATTAAAAGGATTAACACCCTCACTAATAGGTTTTCTTGAACCTGTTATAGTGTTTTCTAACTGCTCTAATCCTGCACCAATTAAAGGGATTTGGAATATTAAATTCTTACCCATTGCTGCATCCATTATTGCTTTCATTGCTCTGTCTCTATCATCACTATTACCTGATATTAAAGATGCAGAGTAACTTGCCATTGTAAATAATACATTGGCTACGGCAAAGTTTAAAGCAAAAGTTTTTGCATCCTTACTTGAAGGAACTTTACCTCTACTAACATCATTAATCATACTGTTCATTGATTGATACACTTTATTCTGTTGTAAGAATAATGTACTACCAAACATAGTGAAGAACCTTTTACTCCAATCTTTACTTTGTTGTAGTGGATTTTTTTCAGTAGCTCTACGAGTTTGCTGAGTTGCATTATAATCATTAAACAATCTAAGTGCTTCAGCTTTACTCATACCATTTCTAATGGCTTGATTGTACACTGCTTTGTATCCAAGTACACCAAGTATATCCCCTGTCACTGTAGCTAAACCTGTGGCTTTTCTAAAACCTCTTCTAAATTTACCTGTCTTTCCTTGTTGTGCAGTACCTTTCTTGAATGTTCTTGTACCTGATTCTAACCCATATATATCTCCCTCTAACCCCTGCTTGATACGATTATCAAACGTAGCTGAAACTTCTCTTGCTTCTTTTATTTCTGACCTAACCATAGCTAATACTTTCGCATAGTCATACATAAAACTCATAAGCTTGAATCCGGGAACTTTTGTTTTACCACCGGCATAACTATCGTATGCTTGTATAAATGAAGTCATCTGTTTAGGTATTTGGATTAACTTAAATGCTAATGCAAAACCTGTAAACTTTCTTTGTAGTACATCAATTATAGTTTCTTTAACTGCCGGACCTGAGTCAGGATTGATGGCATAGTTCAATGCAGACTTAAATATACTTTCAGTTCCTGTTTCTTGTAAAAGGTTTTTAACCCCTTCATCTTTTAATACAGAATCAATTTCTTTAACACCTAACGCATAAGCTTTATACTTCTCCATTTGTTTAGTGTGTTCTTCCATCACATCAGTAAAAGATAAACCTAACTTAACATCACTCTTTTGGTCTGTTCTTTCTTTAAGTGCAGGAGAGAAATCTGCAGTAAATATTTTTTGTATTTCATTTCCATCAAGCATAGATGCAGTTACCTTAGATTGAGATAATGTTTGAGTAGGGAAATAGTTTTCTACAAAACCTAAGTTAACATCATTAACCTGAGAGAATACTGCATTAGTTTGTTCATAGTATTTATTAGATAAAAAGTCAACAGTCTGTTCAATTATGCTTACGTTCTCTGCTCCTACAAAATCTTTCAGTTGGTCTATTTTTTCTTTTGTAAACCCTTGCTCTACTAATTTATCATTCTGTACATCATTTAAAGATAAAGCGATAACTCTCATAGCTTGGTCTTTATTCATAGCTTCAGTGTACACTGCTCCTGTCTTACTATTCTTTATACCACTTAGTTCTATTATATCATTACCTAATGAATACTTCCACTCTAACCAAGTCTTTCCTGTAACTGATTCAGTGATGGCATTCATTTCTTGTGTAACTCTTCTAATACCATTTAAAGTATTCTCATCCATATTATTTAAGTTATCATAGAATACCTTTGTAAACATTCCTTTCTTACCTCTGTCTAATATGTTTGTTATAGTTCCAAGATGAGCAAGGTTGTTGTAAAAAAACTGAGTAAGTTTGTTTACTTTATATTTTCTACCCTCACTTTTAAATTGTTTACCCCATTCACTTAACGCAGCAAAGACTCCGTTGTTTTTAAAAGCTAACCTAATTCTATCTTTACGTTTTGCTAATTGGTTTTCATTTAATGGATTACCATTTGCATCATAAAGTTCTTTAAAGTCTTGTCGTATTTGTTCATTAATAGAGTCTTTAATAGATTGACTCATCATCTTTCTAAGTTGTCTACGATTATTTAATCTCGCAATGGATTCTCCTCTTGTCTTTTTAACTTCTTCAAATAAAGCATTAACCTCTTCAAGGTTCATTGTAAGAACATCTGCGAATGTATCTAAAGCTAACTGTCTATCAAGCATTACCTGTTGTTTTCTTGTTGGCTTTCCACCCTCTTCAATAGCTTGTACACCCTCGTTATACAGGTTCTCATCTATACTGTTTTGTAACTCCAACATAGAATCCATATCTTGTTTTATTGCTGCCTGTAAAACTTTTTTGACTTCAGCAAAATAACTTTGACCTATTGCATCTAAACCTGCAGACCTTCTCTTACCTGATTGTGTCTTAATAGTCTTAGCTTTTTTAGCTACTAAATCTTGTATCTTAAGTATAACTTTATTTCTTAATACAGTTCTTTGTGCTTCTACCTCATCAAGAACTCTTTCCATTTGACCATCAAAGTTTTTAACTGTTGTGTCATTAACTATCTTAAGTAATTTATTTAATGAAGTATTAGAATAATTCTTAGACTTAGGAAGTAATTGTCTTATTCTCATTCGCATTCTTCTTTGAGCTTCCTTAAGATTCTTAGCTCCTATTCTTCTTTGTTTCAACTTAGCTCTAATGTCTGCTATCTGTTGTCTAACTCTTGGATTACTTCTAATACCAAGTGCTCTATCAAATGCATTTATTAATTCCATTTGGGTTTGCTCATCTTGAACCTGCCATATTGGATTCTGTTTCATTAGTTCAATTGCCTTTTCTCTAACTTCTGCAAATGTTTTTGTTCTTACTCCTGCTCTACCTCTACCTCCTCTTGGTCCTTCTATAGAGAAAGCGTTTACTGCATTTCTAACTTCATTAAATAATCTTAAACCAACATTTACACCACCTTCAATGTTTGAAAACTCTGATGGCATTTGAGTAACCATATCAATCTGAACAGTCATTGCATCTTTTATAGCTTTAGCTTTAAATCCTCTGTTCTGTAGTACAACTTTTATTGATGCATCACTAAAGCCATTTGCTCTACCTGTTTGAATTATACTGTCAATAGACATAGATTGTCTGAAAGCTGCATCAGGATTCTTTAATTGTTTTAATTGTTGGTCAGTAAGTTTTATTTCTTTTCCTGAAAATATATCTGCTAATGCAGTACCTAAGAAAGTATCAAGGTTCATATTCTGAATATCTTTTGCAGTTAAGTCTTTAGATAATTTGAATTGACTCTTAATATATTTCCACATCCCAAGCAACCATTCTTGAAACTTAGATTTGATTGATGCATCTGCAATGGTTTGACCTTTGTTACCAATCAAAATCGCCATAGCTTCATTAGTGGCTTTAGTTACATCTCCATTGAAAGCTTTTAGTTGCTTCTTAAACTCTTCAGTTTGTTGCACTAATTCTGCACCTTTTTTATATATCTTCTTCCCTTGCTTAGTGGTCTGTAAGTAGTCAGTCCAAACGTGACCCATCTCGTGAATAGCAGTATTGTAAATAGAAGACTGACTATTATGTACATCAGGATTAATATATACATCTCCATCTACAGTAACACCATATATAACCTCATCTCCTTTTAGGTATTTCTTTACACCCTCAGATTCTATAACTGTACTAAAAGTTTGACTGTCTGTTGATATGTTAACACTTGGGAAAGCAGTGTTCATAAAGTTTACAAGCTTGTTTACGTTATCTACATTACCTTCAGCAATTGCTCCGATAAACTCAAGACCCGGTAAACCATTCTGTACTCCAATGGTTTCAGTTAATATAGTACCAAGACTTGCTGCCTTTAATTGACCCTCTGTTAATCTACCTTCTTCAACTGCAGCAGTCTCTTTTTTATTTAACTTTTCTTTCTTTTTTATTTTCTCTTGAGCTTTATCAAATGTTTCTTGATTTGCTTCTGCTTGTTTCTTTGTAACTTTTTTTGGATTCGCTTCTGCTTTTGTTAAACCAACTAACGCATTATTAAATGCAGTTCCATACGCATCTTGTATTGCGATAGACTCATCTAATATACCAATAGTTTTACCCTTAACTCCATACTTGTAGTTAGGATGATTCGTTTCAATTACACCACCATTTAAAACATCAATACCTTGAATAGCTACGATACTTCTTTGGGGAACTTTAGCCATTTGTTTGTCTGTAATTAAATCTGTAATTACACCGAGATTTATTAGCTTCCTTGCATCTTTACCCATACCATCAATCAAAGCTTTAGATACTGCAGAGTTTGGAGCAGACACTCCTTTAGTTTCATTATGTCTATTAGGTTGACTATAACCTATTAACTCTATCAGTTCTCTTCTTGCAGGTAAAGTAAGTTCTTTAATCTTTTCTATAGCTATAACATCCTCAATTGTTTTTGCACCCTCTAATAAAGTCAAGGCATCCTTTGCATTATTTAATTGCTTAGTGTACTGCTTCATAGTTGATTCAGCTTTACCTCCTTCTTTAAGTGACTTTTGTCTATCAGCTATTACTTTATTTAAACTTTGTCTTAGAACTTTTAATGCATTCTTTTTATTCTTTGCAGGTATCTTACTTAAGTTATCTAACAACACTCTAAACGTGGCTTCATTAGATAGAATAGAACCCTCTCCCATCTTAACTACATTCATAGGTACTAAACCATTATACTCAGGATTAGCAGTCCACCAATCATCAAACAATTTTTTGTTTTGATTGTAAACTCTTTCAGCTTTTACATATAAATCGGCAGCTTCTTTTTCAGTTGTGTTTGCCCAAGCAGCTTGTTCGTTGCCTTCAGTATTTGTAAATCCTAAACCACCTTTCAATTCGTTTATAGTATTTCCTGTGTTTGGATTAACAACATCTCCTGTTGTGAGTTGGTCTGAGATAGTAAATACAGATGGTATACCTTTTACCACTGACATCTTTACAGTTTTAAAAGGTTTCTTAGTTCTATTACCTAACTCTTCCACATCTATCTTTTGTGTAACTCCTGACTTAATTTCTGTAGCTACATTCCCTGACTCTTGTTGGTTTATTTGTCTTGTTATATCTTGAGTCTCCTCTGCAGAAGGTCCAAATTCTTGGTCGGTTTCTTCTACAGTTTTCATTCTGAAATCTACTTTAGGTTGAGTACCACTCTCTTGTTCTTGTAGAGTAGCTTCTAAGTCTGATACCTCTGTATTTTCCATAGTCTGTGCTGCCTGTTGATTATCAACAACTGCTTCGGTAGTTTCAAGTGTCTTTGAAGACACTCCATCTTCCTCTATTGTTTCAGCAACATCACTTTGTAATTGTGTTTGCTCAACAGGAGCTTCAGTAGTTTCAGTTTCTGTTGCCGTAGATACACCATCAGATACAGATACAGACTCTGTAGATTCAACATTACCTGCTGAAGTTTCATTTAACTTATTTTTTAATTTAGCTTCTAATAGTTTTTCTTGAACAAAGGTAGATGTCTCCTCATCATTTACCACTGATGCATTAAGCTTCAGTAGTCTTGTGGCATCTAAACTTTTTACATATTTTAAGAACTCCTCTTTAGATACCTTTCTTGTCTTGCTAAATTTATTCTTTTTAATACTGTAGCTCGGTAAAGCAGTTCTCACATCCATTGGTGCAGCTTGTTCTTGCACTCCTAATACACCTGTACCTGCTAAAATTGTTTGCTCATTCTTTGGTCTAAGTGACTTAGTTGTAATGATGTCATTTAACTCATCATTAATTTCTCCAATTTTTTTACCAAATAATTCTTTTCTATTTGTAGTTGATGATAGCTCTGCCTTTGCTCCAAGCAATTGCATAACTCTTGTGGTTACTGCTTGTGAGTTTTTGCCCTGAAACTTTCTTCCTAATCTACCTGTTTTAAGTAACTCATTAGCAGTCTTTCTTAAACCAACATTATCTTGAATACGTTTATTTTGTTGAGGAGTAATTTGTCCAAGTCTTTCCATATTATTACCCCACTCAGATATCCTTGAGTCACTTGTTGCTTCTGTTGATAAGTAGTTTAGGTCAGTGAGTAATGATGCTTTCTCTATGTTGTTAGTAAATATAGTTTCCTTTGCAAGGTTAATAGCCATATTAGAAGTATTGTTACCCATAGCACCACCCATCTCAGCATATATTTCTTTCCAATTTATGTCATCCCCTACATTTACTTGTGCAAGATATTCTCCAACACCTTCTGAGAAAGGGTCAGCAACAATTCTTTCTGTTGCAAGTGCAGCTACTCTTTTACCTTTATTTGCTATTGTACCTACCTTTAACATTTTACCTGCTAAACCTGCAGTAAGTAAATCTACAGTTGCAATTGGTATACCTCTCGCTAAACCTCTTCTTCTACCTTCATCCCAAACTGATTGATGTTGTAATGCTTCAGCAACCATATGTGGGTCATTAATACTCCCTCCATTCTCTCTACAGAAATTATCAATAGCACTTATCATTTCATTGGTATATTCCATAGCCATTGATGTAGCTGCCATACCTGTTCTAAATCCCCAAGTAGCTCCTGTTACTGCTCCGGCACTCGTTGTAGCAAAACCTGTAGGACCACCGGCAAATCCGGCTGAACCAATCGCTGCTCCTGTACCTGCACCTGTTGCAGTTGTACCGAGTACAATCTTCCAACCATAAGGTAGCATTTGAGATATACTTCCGGCTGCTAAACTTGTTGCCCATTCAAAAGGGTCACTCCATATAGTATATGCTATTTCATCAGATGTTCTCGCCATACTATATCTTGTCATTATACGAGACACTTTTTCAGGTTCATCAGACAAATACTGAACAAGTTTTGCTGCCATTTTTTCTGTTGACTCTTCATCATCTAAATCATAACCACCTAATATTTCAGGGAACAAAGCTCCTGCTAAAATAACATTACCTGCTTTACCTCTCGCTAAACCACCTGACCATTCAGTTGTAAATGATTCCCAATTATCAGCGTACTCTTTTGTTGCTGCCTTATTATGCTTCATATCATAATAAGTATTGGCTTTATAATATTTGTCTGCTGCTATGTCTTTATAAACACTTGCTTCATCATATGCTTGAACTATATTCTTTGCTCTTTGATTCTGAATAGGGTCTTCAAAAGTGGCACCTATTAATTGTTCAGGTAGTACACCAAACTCCATTAATGAACTTTGCACTACATCATCCTCTATGGCTTTTACTCTTCTATTTAATTTAATAGCATTAACTGCTTCTACTTGATGTCTTTTATTTAAGTATAAATCAAACTCTTCTCTTGCAAGTTGAGAGTCTTCGTTCATAAAATCATCTACATAATTTTCAGCAACTCCTTCAGCATTTCTTAGCATATCTTGAGTATCATTCCTTAATTTACCATCTATGTAAAATTTACCTACACTATCTCCTAATAATTTTTTTTGTTCTTCAGTTAAATTTTCTTGTCTAAATGGTGCGTATGCTATACCATCTCTATCGGGGTCTAAGAAGTACATTATATCTGTAGCTTCCATATAGGCATCGTATATTTTCTTTTCTCTATTGTAGTCTAATCCTCTCTTTTGATAAAAGTCTAACCCTTCAGCATCGTGAGTAGATATATCTTTCCAACTACCTTGAGCAAAAGCTTCAGCTTCTTCGGCAGTATCAAACTCAAATACCTCTCCCCTTTTTTCTGCTTCTGCAATTGCTTCACTAAATCTAAAAGGTTCAATCCAATCATCAGGATTTGTGGACATATCTGCAGCATTCGTAGAAGATGGGAATATAGTTGGGATAACCTTAAACTTACCATCCTCTTCATATGAAGCAAACTTATGAGTAGATACCGAACCATCCCAATTCATTCTATAGGTTGGTCTTATTTGTTTTGCTCTCATAGAGTTCTGAACCTCTCCTGATATAGGTGCAGTTGGTTTTAATGTAGCATTAGTAAGCATAAAGTCTCTCAACTTCTGTGACTCAGCTACTTCTGTTGCAGTTGTAAAGGGGTCTAAATCAATAGTAATAGTCTTTCCATTAGGTGCAGATACTATCATTGAATCTCCTACACCTGTTTCTTGAAATATAAAACCATAACCTTTAAATTGGGTTGTTAAAAAAGGAACAACCTCTTCCTCTTCTTGGTCTACTAAACTACTATCTATGGTAGCTAAAGCTTTTTTGAACCCCTCTTCTTCTATAACTTGTGCATTTATAGCAGCATCAATATCTTGTTGTTGTTGTATAACTAACTGTTCATTATGAAGTTGCTCTTGCAGTTTAGGTTCCTCTTTAGCTATTTGTTCTAACGTGAACATCCTGTCAGCAAGTTGTTGGTCATAATATCTATTGAGTGTTTGCTCATCAGGGTACATACCTATTGTAGGAGCAACGTAATCATCCTCTCTTGTATCTCTTCCTTGTACAGGTGGTCCATAGAATCCGGTTTTTTCAAAGTTTTCTTGGTATCCTTGAGAGAGTTCTTGAAACTGTTGACTCATAGATGCGTTTCCTAAAGAGTCAGCTTTACTTTGGTCAAATTCGGGAGTTCCTTGATAGGTATTAAGATAGTCAGCATATTCGTTGAACGTGCTATCACTTTGTGTTTGAGGGTCTTCTACAGGAACTATGTAAGGGTCGGAGTCAGACGACTCGACTGGCTCCAAAGAACCACCTGCCAATAACAAATCCGTAGAAGCGTCTTGAGTTTCTTCTTTTTTTTTTACAGGTACTTCTACACCAATCAACTCAGCAAAAGCTGCTTCATCTCCATTGTATCCTGTATTTACGAATTGGTTAAAGCCATCTGTAAATGCATCAAGATTAGTGCTCATAAGAATCTTGAAATCTTCTTTTGACTTTCTGTATCCTGTTCTTACAAACTCTTTATATAAATCATCAAATGCCTGTTCGTTCATACTATATATTTATTGGTGTCTTTGAAGACACTAATTTACAAATTAATTACGGATTGTTATATTGACCACCATTAACTCCTCCACCACCTTGATTATTACCACCACCTTGATTAGCTCTTAGGTTCTTTTTAGTCTTAATATCTTTTTTATATTTTGTTATCATCATAGCTTTATCTTCAGCAGACTTACTATTTAACATTTCCTTTTTAATCTTCTTAACTAATTTTCTAACTTCATATGGTCCTGTGGTAGCTCCACCATCTAAATTAATTTCAACCATAAAATTATTATTCTTGTCATAAAATGAAACATTATCAAAAGCACCTGATACTTCAGCTCGATATCCTGTTCCTATTAACTGTTCATTTATATTTTTAGCTGCTTGACTTTCATTATCTAAAGGAACAGACAGTTCGGTATCTACTTTATTAACTTGTTGTTGAATGTCATATTCAACCATTTCATTAAATGACCTTGTTTCTCCATCTTTAGTCTGATATACTGTAGATTCCTCTTCTCCTACGTTGACAACACTATCAGTTGTATTTAATGGTTTTGAGAAGTCAACACTTACCTTTTTAAGTACACTGTTTATATCATCAATTTTGTCGTCTTCATTCAAGAAGAAGTTAGCGTTACCTTTAACCCATTGTTCTTGAGTTTGAGTTTGACCATCAATTGAGAAAGGAATGGTTTCTCTTCTTCCATCCTTGTATTCTATAATAACATCTTCTCCACTTCTATCAAGACCAATTATATTTGGATTACTTGCTCTAATTGCAGCTTCAGCTTCTTGTATTTGTGCTTTATCTCCATAGTAAAGCTTGGCAATATTAGTCATTACATTTGCCTGTTTCTTCTCTGTCTTACCTTGCTTAACTTCTATTGCAGTTTTTGGTCTCTTCTCTTTATATACCTGCTGAACATTTACACTTTCTTTATAGTTTAATCCTATATCTATTTGTGCTTTATAAGCTTCTCTTGCAACTGCTTTTTGTTCATCACTTAAGTTTGGTATTTGTCTACCACCCTTGCTTTCCATTAATATAATATTTTCAGTACCCGGTATTCTACCATTAGCAGGGTCTCCACCAATAAATACATCATTAGGGTTAAATGTCATATCGTATTCTTTACCATCAGGAGTCTCATTAACAAAGTCCACTAATACACTACAACCAAAATCAGGATTGGAGTTTAACTCTCCTTCTATAAATGTGTTCTGAGACTGTTGGAATAAGTCATAACCTTTTAAATCTTGTAAATCAACACCCATCTCAGTGGCTAATACCTGTAACTCAGCATCACTCTTACCTTCAAAACCACCCTCTCTTGCTCTAATATCTTCTATGGTTTTAAATATACCTGCTTTATATTTATTACCTAATCTTTCCATCACAACCTTTTGCTCTCCTAAAGCATCAATGTAATTTTTAGCACCACCAATAACATCATACTGAGTCTTCTTACTTTTTATTCTATTTTGAAGTTGTTGTACAGTTACTAAGTTATTTGGGTCAGGGTCAGGAATAAGTTGACCGGGATTATTAGGGTCATCAATTAATTTTGCCATAGACATAATACCTGTTTGTGGATTAACAACTAATTCAGTTTCAGTGAAATTAGCAAACCCTTCTACCTGCTCCATCATCCAAGCATCCATTCTTGACAGTCTTTCATTAACAGGTAAATCAGAACTCATCATTGACATCTTAGTTGCGTACTCATCATTATAATCTTGTATCAAACTAAAAGCTTGGTCTGTACCATCAGAAAGATTCTGTCTCATTATGGTATATTGTTTGGGATTCAATTGACCTGACTTAAGTAAAGTCTCTTGCATTAACATTTGTTTCTGCAATTTATCGGCAGCATTTAAGGCAAATTCGTTTAGTTGAGTATTTTCTCCTTGAGGAACATTATTAAGAATGGTTTGATAATCCTGAGTGGCTTTATCAATTTTCTTCTCTAACTTTTACCTCATTATTCAGCATATCTACTGTGTCAGTAGCTATCTGATTCCAATTTAATTGAGTGTCTTGAGGGTCTCTCTGAACGTATCCGTACTTAGTTGCCATAATTTATTTTTTTTAAGGATTGTACCCGAAGTAATTATAAGTTGGTTGTTGCATTTGGTTTTGGTATGCATCAATATACTGTTGATTACTTCTTAAATCAAAACCACCTTGTTTTCCTACTGCTCTATTAAATGCTCTAAAGTCTCTATTGCTCATAGCATCAAAATCCAATTGACCTATATCTTTTCCAAAATACTGTTGTTGTTTTTTGTTAAATATATTAGAATTTTTAGTTGGAACTGTCTTACCTGAGTATGGGTTCATAGAATCTCCAATATTTTTTGCTCTACCTGCCTTTACATCTGCTGCAGTTGCAGTTGAACCCTGTGCTTCTCCCATTGCTGACTTTTGAGCTGCAGTGTTCTTGCTATAAAGTGGAGCCATAGCTAAACCTTGTTGTGCAAATGCTAATGTTGATTGGACACCTTGTTGTCTTGCTGCTTGTGCTGCACGTTGTGCATCTGCTGCTGCCTGTTGATTACCGGCAACCTCTTCTAAGTCTAAAGCCACATCTAAGTCTCTAAGTCTTGAATCTTCTTCAATGATTGCATTTTCAATGTTAGTCATCTCATCTGCCATTGCACCTCTAATTCCGGCTTGACCTTGTTGTTGTGCTGCATATACTCTACCGGCAGTAGCAGCAGAACCTCTTTCACTTTCAATACCTGCTTCAGTTGCTTGAGCACCTGCACTTAACATTGCTTCTCTTTCTAAATCGTAAGCTTCTTTTTTAATAGACATTTGTTCAGCAAAGTTAACATCTAACTTACCCCTTGCTGCTTCCATTGCTTTATCAGCTTCTTCTTCTGCTCTCTGTTGAGCTTTCTTTTGTTTATTAGCTTGAGAGAAAGATACACCGGCACTAACACCTGATATAACTAAACCTCCAACTGCTGCCGTTACTGCTGCCATATTATAATTTTTTTATCATTTCACTTGTATAAGAATCTGCTTCTGTATATCCTAATGTTTTATACGTTTCAACTAACCCTTTATGTTTTATCAAAGCATAACAATACTTTGCTCCCTTTGTCTTACATAGATTAGTTAATGTCTCTATTAATAAACCTATTGCATTTGACCTTTCAGGTTTCTTTTTATAATCTTTATTAGATATTATCCAATCCACCCAAGCTACTCCTGAATTTGTGAAGTATACAAACCCTGCACATATAGGAGTTTCATCATCTAATACCATCATTCCACCTGTACCATCTTGAGGTAAGAAGTCTTTTTGTGGTGCTTCCCATCCCCAATCATTCCACCACTTAACTAAATAAGTATCATAATCTGACTCCTTTAGTGGTCTAATGTCTAATATTTTATCTACCATAGGGTTCCTACAAAGATACTAAATTTAAGGAAATGATTTCATAGCTTCAGTCTCAACTGCGAACAATTCTACTTTTTCTGTGTTATCATTTTCAATATGGAAAACTCCATAGTGTCCTAAGATTCCGTGAGACTCTGCAACTGCGTTCTTTAAATAAAGTATATAAGTGTTTTGATTTGCAGGTGCTGAACCCTGTACTTGAACTAAAATTCTATTTATTCCTGACCTAACATCAAGTTGTAATTGAGTTATTTGACCCATTAAATTAGGTATCATTACAGGAGGTGTACCTGAAGGAACACCAAAATAAACTATATCTCCTACACTTATTATGTTGCCTATTTGTAAGTCAAGTGGGAAGTCAAGTGTTACAATACCTGCTGCAGTTGAAACTGCAGATGTAGTACCTAAACCATTTAATGAACGTAGTGGATATTCTTGTTTTGAATCTGCCGGTGTTGTACCTGCATTTCTCATAAAAGCAAACCAACTACCTTCTTTTGGTTCAAAGTATTCCTTTTCTATAAAACCTGTGGTCTGTATATCACTAACTAAAGTTAATTTCCAACTGTCACTTCCCTCTAAGTTAATGGTTTTCCATAGTTTATTTTCTAATGGTTGGTCATTAAAAACAGAAGTTAGAGTAGATGGATAGTTAACACCATAATATTGATTCCTTACAGAGTTTGTATTGTGCCTGTATAAATTACCACCACTAAAAGTATAAAAGTAATTATTCATTCCAATCATCCAATCTGCAAAGTAAGAATAAAAAGATGTCCACCCTTTCACTTGACCACTATCAAATGTTAAAGTGTAGTTTTGTCCTTTAGTGGTTTCACTTGCCGGTATAGTATCAGATATAAACATATTTTATTTTTTAAAAATTAAGATGTGCAAAGCTCTAAAGTTATTACAACTCCTTGATTAGTTTCGTATCTATAAAAATCTGCAGGATTGTTTGGGTCTTGATAACTTCTCCATCCATCAGTAACAGACACTAATCCATAAGCATCTTCAAAAACTTGGTCTCTAACTTGAGGAGTTTGTGTAGCTGCTCTTGTGGATGTACTTACACAATATAAGCTATCGTTTCTTTGACGAGAACAAGCTTCATTAGATGCACTTAAAGGTGTAAGTTGAGAACTAAATTGCGTTAATAAAGTAGGACAAGTAACTCCTGCACTCCATCCTGTACCACCACAAGGACCAATTATTTTAATTCTAATAGTATTTGGAGCAGCATATGGTTTTGGCACTACTATTACAAAGTTTCCGGGAACACCCCCTGTGCCTTGTGGTTGAAGAACTAAATCTGCATTAGTTATAGTAGCAGTTTCCGTAGTTCCTGAAGCAACAAAACTTCCACCAACGTAATTATACACATCAAAATCAGAGGTCTTAGGGAAAGTAGTTAATCCACAACCTGAAAGATTAACACCAACCATAGTATAGTTACCTGAAGAACCTTGAGCTAAACCTCCTGAGTTTGAGGTACCTCCTCCTAAGTCAGTTGAACCTGCAGTTCCGGTTGCTCTAACACCTTTGTTATATGTAACTCCATTATATTCTACTAACACACCATCAGGAACAGATGCCGGATTCATAAACACTACAATTGCACCTACATCGGAAGTAGTTCCACCTACATCTAAGTCTATAATATATATACCTTCTCCACCTGAACCATTTATAGAACCACCACAAGGTTCAGCACAGGATGGACAAGGTTGTAACGCTTGTAAATAACAACCTGTTGCAGTCAAAACTTGGTATCTTGTATTAACACCATCTGAATAATGTCCTTGTGGAGCACACTGAGTCAATGCTGCATCTGAATATATTGCAGTTGAATTAGCTAATGTTGTTCCATCTATATAATATTGAGCACTCATATTTTATTTTTTTGTGTCTTCAAAGACACTTTATTAATCTCCTGTTAAATCACAATCACAACAAGCATCCGTAACATCTCGTTCATCGTAACATAAATCTATTAAAGTTGGTTTTCTGTAATCGTAAATAATATACAAATAATCCCCATCATTTACAGGTGGCATAGTAAACGTACCTGTGTAATAATTAGGAGCACCTGCTGATGCAGTTGCCATCGGAATAGATGCAGCTAACAAAGCACCAACTGAAGCTTGTGTGTTTGCGTAGTTTTGCGTAGTAACTAACCATCTAAATCTATTAGAAGCTAAATCAAATACTGCAGTATCTCCTCCAAATTTATTAAATGCTAAAGTAATATTTGAACCCGGTGTAGGTATTGGTCCTGAACCTGTTGTTCCTGCTATAGAACTATAGAAAGTTACAATTGGTTGAGAAGCACCTTGACCATACTGAACTTGCGTAGATTGTAATGGAGACACATACGTTCCATCTACAAATCTATGCTCGTTATGTACTAATAAACCTGCTTCATTAGGTGTCGTAGCACATACTTCTATTATAGTAATGCTCTTAGCTTCCGGACACGGAACAGTAAGCGTTATAGTAACCTCTGTATTGGATTGGTCAGGTATAATTTGAATATTAGCTTCAGTTACACTTATTTTATTTTTATCAAAAATCAATTGACCACTTGAGGAATTGTTACTATTTGAAACAGTAACACCATCATATGTTGCAAGTACATCAAAAGAACCTCTAATTGGTCCATTAACTTCCCAAGAAATAACAACTTGTCCTACCTCTTGCCCAAACTCAAAGCAGTTATCAAATGGATTCTCTGTAGTAATTGTTATCTCCTGTTGGACTCCACAAGCTACACAATCTTTTGGTATTGGTAGTTTTTGTTGGTTAGCTGAAAGTACATACTCATTCATATAAGGGTCAAAACCTCCAAGCTTCTGTGTTTCAAAACTTGTTAAGAATAAATCTCTAAACCAAGTTCTCATACCATATGATGATACAACTTCTAATTGTTCATTACTATAAGAAGTTCCCACTAATCTAAGTACCGAACCTCTTTTAGCATCAGTAAAGTATTTATCAGCACCCCATTGAGCAAAACTTTCAGGATTAAAACTGATTCCAAATTCTTCTATTCTTGCAATCTGAGTTCCTAAAACTTCAGGAACAGATTGTAGTAAACTACCTGTACCTGCATCAGATAATAAGTTCTTACCTGAAAGAACATAAGATATCTTATCTTCTTGTAATGTAAGTACATCTGTTTCTCTTGCAAATAATTTTTGTATTGGACCAAAAGATTCTTCTAATGGTTTAAAGTTTAATAGACCACCATTAAACTCGTTAAGTCTATTTACATTAGACTCATCGTTATATATACCACTATAAGTAATGTCTGCAAATCTTCTTACTTCTTTATAATCTAATGCTGCAGTTGATGTAACTCTATTTCCAAGTTTAAAATCTTTTCCTAAAACACTATCTCTAATTTTATAACTTTCACATCCATTTCCAAATGCATAACAGTTATAGAATCCTGAATTAGATATTGCAGGTTGCGTAGCATTACCTGATAATACTTGATTCTGTACATCTCCTAAATGAGTACCATCATCTACAGTTATTGCACTATTCAATCCTGTAACATTCGCTGCAGATTGTGGTGGTGTACTTGAGTTGATAGCTGCCGAATTACATTCAGCTACAAAGGTTATAGTTTTTCCGGGAGCACAAGTCGCTTGTTGAGGTAAGTCACTTGTATCTTGATAGTCTATAACTATTGGGTTTGGTTCTGATGCTGCCACACTTATAGTGTATTCACAGAAGCCATCTCCTCTTACTATACCAAATGAATCTTCACTTTCATACCATACATCAGGAGATGCATCAAGAGGTTCGCTTTCAAATATTAAAGTAGATTCTGCTCTATACACAATTATTCTACCTTTTATAGATGACCTTCTTTTTTTACTATGTTTAGCTTGTTCACAAGCTCTTGTTCCTGAAACGTATAAATATAGTGGTAAGGTACTTCCATCAGCCACAACTCTTGGAGTTGCAAACTGCCAATAGTTAACACCTAAACTTCCATTTCCCGGTGCACCACTTGAAGTTGTAGTACCATATATAGCAGTCTTAAATTCATTTTCTATAGTTCCACCACCTGCTCCAACAGTTTGAGTTCCTTGAGTGATAACATTCTGCATATTATCTCCGACAAAAAATTCATAAAAACTATCGTAGTCTTGAGATGCAGTAACTGTTTTTTGTAATTTATAATTTCTTAATTCACATCTTCCATCTCAGAACCATCTCCTGTGTAAAAAACTTTTAATCCAATTTCAGGGTAAGTGTCTCTTTTTTTAGCAGTCTGTTCTGCAGTTCCTGTATCTACCACTGCATTAGCTGAACTTTCAACAGAGAAGTTATTAGCTTTTAACTTCATATAGGTACCTGCTAAAAATTTAAGGTCATTACCTGAACTATCTACAGGTTGAAAAGCATCGGAATTATAAGCTTGTTTTTCTAATACTGTTGAAAAAACACAATTGGTAGTTGGTCCTGATGTATCTGCTTTAACTATTAATCTTTGACCATCTGTAATCTTTGCAGAGTTCTCTCCTTCTAATAAAAAGTATGTATCATTAGTATCAGGGTCAGTAAAAAAGATGTTACTAAAAATAGTATCGTAAGTTTCTTTGTCAGGTTTTATTGCAAACTTATATCTTGTTGCCCATTTAGGTGCAATCTGAGTTGGAGGTATAGTTACCTTTAATTGATTTCTTGTGGCAGATGCAGAGCAATCTATATGTTCTGTATTGTACTGACTTACTAAAGCAGTAGTTGCTCTACTAAAGTCATCCATATAAATCATACCAACTTCATAACCTCTATTACTATGTAAGCTTGAACCATTACCTGACTTACTATATAATAATTCAGCTTGAGATGTGGTAAAGTATTCTGTGTTTAATCTACCTGAACTACCGGCAGTATCTTTATACTGAACTGCAGGAAACACAAATTCAATATTACTATTTGCAGGACTTGCATTTGCAATTATTGCCTGACCACCTCCTGATATACCACTATCAAATTTTGTACAAAGAATACCATCAAGAGTAAGACTACCTATGAACTGTTGATTATACACATCAGTCATTGTTGTTCCATTGTCTGCAGTAGCCATAGGTTGAATTGTACCACTCGGTAAATCTGTACCTATTAAAGATATAAACTCAGGAGATGTAACCCACTCATATACGGATGCATAATCCTTAACTAATAGAAATGCAAATGATAAATTTAAAGGTGGTTCGTTTATAGTGCTTGAGGTTGGTATAGGAGTAGTACCTGACCAACTATCGTGTAGAAATGTAAATGAAAATCCTATCAAAGCTCCTTCAACTAAATCAAGACCTGTCATATCAAAAGTAGCTTTTGATGATGGTACGCTTACAGTTCCATCTATGGTATATGAAAAAGAAGACTTATCTCCATCGGCTTCATCAGGTTCAAACCCTGTGTTTTCTTGTGCTACAGTAAAGTCTAACCTAACAGGGTTATTGTCTTTATCAAGCATATCATAACCTTCCACATAGTTACCATACATAAGTCTATTACCCATAATGGTTTGAGCTTGTGCGTATCGAGGAACATTATCATATAATCTTAAGATGTCAGCTTCAGGAAGAATAGTAAATATCTTACTGTTTTTAAACTGATAAGTTACATCTTGATAGTCAGTATAACCATTGTCAGCTTTGGTTAATTTTTCTATTATTTTAACAACAGGACTATTAGCATCTTTGAATAATAAATCAATTCCTTTTACTAATGGACCACCTGTGTTGAAAGTAATCTCTGCAGTATTATAAAAGTTAGTCATACCCTCATTCAAGTAACTTGCTTGAGTAAAGGCAAATGCATTTGGTATAAAAGCAGGGTTAGAAAATTGTGATGTAGCTGAATACTCATCATCTTCATACTTATATCTATATGCAAAACATATAAATCTTTCTTCTAAAAAGTTTTCTTGTCCACCTGTTTGAACTAAGTTTATTGTTGGAGAAGAAACCGGTGGTCTTTTAATAACTAAAATATCTTCTTCTAAAAAACCATCTACATTATTAACAGGGTCTGCGTAATTCTTTTTTACATTAATTCTTCGTGGAGCATTTAAGTTATCAGTAAAGAATAATAAATCCTCTACTCTGTTAACTCCTGTAATTAAATACTTCTCATCAAAATTTAAAGTAGTATTTACATTAGTACCATCATTAATACTTATAACGTGGTAAACAACTATCCCTGTTTTAGTATCAAATGATACTATCAAATCTAATTTTTTAGTTGGAGTGTTAGGAAAGTTTTTGTCGTGTATAAACCAATATATAGTTTCATTTACTCCATCTTCAAAAGCTCCTATACATCTTGCATCAGATGATAAAGGTGTGTTCTCGTATAAGATATTAGTAAGTTGTTCATTACCTTTTGAGTTTTCAATAACTCCTATCTCAGCAGCTTCTGTTGAACCCATACGAACATTTAATGCATCAATGTACTCCCCATTTGGAACGAGTCGTTCATCAACCATTTTGTTCATTTTACCTAATGTAAAGTTTCTTGTAAAATTTGCCATTTTATTTTATCCATTTATCCCTACCCCTTAGATTCTGTAGTAATCTACCCGGATGGATGTTTGAAATTCTAATCTTTGCATTTCTTAATAAAGCTGACTTTCTTTTTCTTGTTCTATTAACAATATATTCTTGTACACCAACTTTAGAATTTAAGATAGCAAATTCAATGTAAGCATAAATAAATTCCTCAAATAATTTATTTACAGTTATCAAACTATTATCTCCATTCTCCATTCCATCAGATACATACTCAAGAATACATAACTCTCCTGACATACCTGAACTGAAATTTATCACACCACCTTTAGGGTTTATTTTAAATGTAGGGTTACTATTAGCAGTCTCCGTGTTAAGACCATATCTTGCACCTATTTCGTAATCAAAGTACCAATCCCCATCACAACAATATCCATATGTATTATTGTAAGGAGAGTTAGAGTTTAAGTATATACTTTTCTTACTACCTGTTATCCTGTCATAATCTATAGTAGAATCTTGTGGACTTAGTGCATTACCATCTAAATCAAAAAGTATTCTACAATCATTATCTTGTAGATATGCTGATGCCCAATTCGTTTGAATATTTTCTGTAAGTGGCATAAGTAATCCATCTTTATATAAAGATATTCTTACCCAATTCACATAATCAGATGGTAAAACATACCTTAAACTATCACAAACAGATAGCTCTAATATTTTGATTTCTTTAAATGCATCGTAATTAAGTTCCTGTATAGCTCTCTTTGCGTGGAATAAAACTTTAAACCTTTCAACATTGTTAATCAAGTTGTGGTTTCCATAGTACATTAACATAAAGTTGTTAACGATATCTTCAAGTGAAACATATTGGTACGAACCCCAATTTTTATTCTCAGGAGCTAAACCTCCATTTTCGTAATATTGATATTGAGTTATATAAGCCATAATCTATTTTTCTTCTGCTACGCTTTCTTGTTCTTCAGCTTGACCAAATTGAGTAGCTGCTATTTCTCTTATTGACATTCCTGCGTATTGCAATATTTTGTTTACTAAATTTACCTCATCATCATTCGGTAATTCAAAGTCTTGATAATCAGGTTGAGTTGGGTCAAATGATGGTTCTCCATTGGTTAATGAAAGATAAGTCCATTTAGGTGCAAATGGAAATCTTATATACTGACACATTACTTGTCCTAATGTATTTATTTGATTGTTCGGATACATACTTAGAATATCAAACCCACTTAAACTACCTGATACACTTCCTGACCTTTCTGTATACGCAGGATACTGTAAAGTTGGTTTGGTTAATATAGAATTATTTAACATTGTAATCTTACTGTTATTAACCTGTTCTGCTTCTTTAACTTTACTTCCATCAAATATTGAATACTCTTGACCTGCTACAATAAATATTGGTTCAGTAGTTTGAACTGCTTGTCCATTTGTACTAACACTTAAAACAATAGCTGCAGTCTCTACGTTATTAACTATAGTAACAACGTGGTCTCCTACTTGTACACCCAATGCGTTAAAGTCTTGTGTAGTATCAACAAGCCATAATCCACTACTTAAAATACTGTTAGTTGTTCCATTTTTTCTAAGGGTAGAATAAACTAATAGTTTATTTAAAAGATAATATTCATCTCCTGTAGTAACTAATGAAGGTGCAATATACTCACTTGCATATATTCCTTTGTTTGCAGGGTCATATTGTTGCAGAGGATTATAAGAAGAGAATGAATCAATTACTTCCTCTAACCCTTTAGTAATGTCAGCATATCCTGTTCCTGACATTCTTTTATTTTCTTTATTAAGCTGATAGTTGTACTGATAAAAATAATCTTCAAATAAATCTAACTGAGCTTGTTTCGCATACAAGTTAAAATCAGATGGAGAGATATATCCATAATTATTTTTATTCAAAACAGACATCACTGTTTGTCTAACTGAATTTATCATCTGTCTTCTTTTAATACAAAGATAATGAAAAAAAAAGACCCCTTCAGTTTTTGAAGAGGTCTCTCGTTTTGATTGGGATTATACTCTAATTATGTTGCAGTTGTATATTCCGTTAAGACTGTTCCTTCCGGTACAACAACATCTACCACAACATCAGTCCATATTGTTTCTGCTGCTCTTACTTGAGCTGCATTAACTGCATCAGCTAATAAGCTATTAGCACCTGTTGCAGTAATCTTAATATGATGACTATAGTGACCTGCGTTAAATAATTCAACTAAAGTAGCTGACTTAATATCACAAAGAATACCTTCTCCTACAGGAGCAAATAAGTGGTCTATTCTTGAGATAGTAAAAGCTTCTCCTGAAACTGCGATATCAGCACTGATATCTAAAGTGTCATCATCTATAACTTTAGTTACTAAAGCAGTTTCTCCTGAAACTGTCATTTTAACTTTGTCTCCAATTCTAACTGTAGTTTCAAAGTTTTGTCCTGAGTCAACTATTTGACCTGTGCTTGTAGCAGTTGTTGTTCCACTATCTACTGCAGTGGTAATAGGAAGTTTTAATAATTTTACCATTTTTATATTTTTAATTGGTTAATAAAAAACACTAATTAATTAATTAGCGACTAACCCTACAAAGATACAATTATTATAATAAAGATTCTAAGTGCTTAAGTACCTCTACACCATCATCACTCTTGAGGTAAGACACAACCAAATCATTAGCATCCTGTCCAAAAGGAACATTCAGCATTTTAGTTTTATTGGTAGCAGTATTAAACCAAACTTCCTTTCCACTTTTTCTGTAAGCTAAGATTCCTTCAGAAAAGAATCTCTCAACTGTACCCATAATTTTTAATTCAGGGTCATTAACTACATCTAAAAAGTCTTCAGGGTTTGTTTTAGCAAATACTAATACATCTCTTTTTAATTCAGCAGTAGACATTGTAGCTACATTTGAACCAAATAAAACTCTACAGATGTTTTCTAATTGCTCAATAGATAATTTTTTAGCTTCCACTAATGCATCAGCTTCAATCATTAAGTCTTCTATTTCTTCAGAAGCATCTTTTGCTTTATCTACCTCTACAAATGTTTTACCATTTAAAGGATGATAATGTAAAAATTGTTGTAATACTTGATTGGTTTTATTAACGTGAAGAAATCCTTCCTCAAATATAACAGGTTCCAAAATTGCATTCCCATCTTGCTCATCCACAAATGGAGACTTTTGGTTTCTTGCATATCTAAGTTCTCTGTTTATACCTTCGCTATCATCAAAGTGTAATAAAGGAAATCTTGAAGAATGTTTTGTTGGTAGCATATAAGATAAAGGTGCTACTGCCTTCTTTAGTTTGTAGTTCTTATCTACAAACGCTTTGTTTTGCTTTTTTGCCATTTTATATAATTTAATTTGATTTAAAAAAAGGAGAGTGTCTTCAAAGACACTCCCCCATTATTTATACTCTTATGCCGTTTGGAATAAGAAGAAGTTGTTTGCACCTAAAGTACATACTGCTCTTTCAGATAAGAAGTGAACCTCCATTGCATCTAAGCTTGAAGTTTCAGCACCACCTGCAGAACCTGTAATCCAAGACTTGTAACGTCTGTCTTCTGTTTCAGAAGCTCTATATCTAACGTGCAAGAATGGTCTCTTAGCGTTCTTACCTAAGATTTGGTCATATACAGAAGTTGAACCTGCAGGAACTAATAGTCCGTTGATTTCTCCTGAACCTAAACCACCTCTCATAGTTGGGTCGTTTAAGTATTTCCAATCAGATTTGTAGAAGTCATAACCTCTTCTAAATCCTGTGAATCCTAAGTTAAGTGCCATTTCTTTCTCATTGTCAAATAGACCATAAGAAACACCACCTGCAGCATTAGAAGATTGCTTAGAAAGCATATCATCAATATCGAAACCGAAATCTCTATTAACGAATACTACGTTCTCTTCAATCGCACCTTGCTTATCAAGTCTTGAAATGATAGAATCCCACTCAGCTAAAGTAGTTGGATTACCACCACCCCATACGTTTCCTCTCTGTCCTACAACGTAGAAGATTCCTTCAGAACCTTTGTCTCCAACATTGTCAGCAGTAGTTTGTGTTTTCACACCACCATTTGCTTCAGCAGGAACTGCTTCAATCATTGAAGTCTCAAGGTAGTCATCAAATCTTAACCTTGTTTCGTGCTCAGATTTTAAATACCAAAGGTATCCTGAAGCTCCATTCTCAGTAGTTACTTCAATCCATCCGATTTGTGCCATATCAGAACCTGATACTTGGTACTTATCTTTGATGATAATTGGAGAGTTCTCGTAAATGAAATCATCAGCTTCTAAAGAATTAGCCATTCCTTCAGTTCCTTTTTTAAATTCAGAACCATAAATGAATACTGTAAATTCTTTACCTGCACCTGCAACCGGTAAACCTGAAGCAGCATAGAAAGCAACTTTAAATTTACTGTTAGCATAATCAACTTCGATAACGATACCTTTTTCAGCACCACCACCTGCGTTGTCAGAAACGTGAACTGTTTGTCCAACTCTAATTGCAATACCACTGTTAGCACCAAAAGCACTTGCAGTAGAAATACCTGCGTTAGGGTCATCTCCTACAGTAAATTCTGCTTCATCAGCATTAATTAATGCAGCAGTTGTACATTTCTTATATTTAGTATGTAATCTTCCTTGCTCTGCCCATTTGATTAAGTCAGAGTTAGAAGGCATTTCAGCTCCCACCATTCTTAAGAATGAAGAGATTGTTCTATTACCATATCTTTCAAACTCTTTTTCATAAGTATCAGGTAGATACTGATTCATAAAGTCGAAATTAGTAATGTAGTTTGTTTTCAACGGCACTCTCTGAGCACTTGGTTGTAAATCAAAACCGGGTGTAGTATTAACTTGTCCAGCCATTTTTTCTAATTTTTAAGTTTTGTTATTAATTATTTATTTTCTTTTTCTAATCTTTAAACCACGACCTGAGTCGGAATCTAAAGCTCTAATTTGCATCCCACCATCTGTTTTAGTTACTTCAGGAGCAGTGCGAGTATCCATCTTTATATTTTTCAACTCACGCATAGTTTCATCTGCAGCAGCAGACTTCCCTTGCTCATAAAAAAACTTAGCAAACTTTTCAGGATGCATCGCCATTGCTAATGACTTGTGATAACCTGCTGCATCTACCATAACCCCATCATCATCTAAGAACTTATTAACGAAGTTCTGTGGATTAAGTTGAGACTTCTTCAATTCAGCAGAATCACCGGGTGAAAAATAAACTTTGTTGTCATCTAACGTAAACTCAAAACCTTTGAACTCACTAAACACATCGTCAGTTTTCTTGTGGAATACCTCATTCTTACGTTTGAGACCTTCCTGTGATGTCTTTGCTTCGGCTATATATTTACGATAACCTTCAATTTCTTCTTCGCTATATTCCGAACTCGATTCCCTGCTCGACTCAAGAGGTACTCGGTATTGTTCTTGTTGTTGCTCAAAGTAATCTTTGGCTTTCGCAATAGTCTTTTTCTTTGCTAACTTTATTTTCTTAATGGCTTTATCATCATCTATATCTTCATCATATTGATAATCTTCCATTAAGTCTTCAATATCATCTGCATCTAAACCTTTTTCAGTTGCAGATAAATATTCTCTTAGCAATGTATCAGGTTCCATTTCATCATAATTCTTTTGCAGTTTTGCAAAGTCACTGAATCCTCTACCTGTTTCTTTTTTATATTGTAGATACTTTGAAACATCTTCAGGTAAAGGTTCTTCCTCTCTCTGTTGATTTAATTCATCGAAAGATTTTATTTCTCTTCCGTATCTATCTCCAATATATCGAAGAACTTCTTCTTCGTTTAATTCTTTTTTCTCAAGAGTAACTTCCTCTTTAGGAGTTTCAACTTTTGTTTCTGTCTGAACTTCTACTTCAACCTTTGGAGTCTCAGTTGTTTCAGGTTTTGCATCCTCGAACTTATTCTCGTGCTTTTCAAGCAATTCTTGTTCGACTTGTTGTGTTGATTTTTTCCTCAACATTTGTTACTTCTCTTACTTTAATTTCCATTTGATTTTATTTATATTACAAAGTTACACAAAATTTATTAATGTTTTAGACAGTATTAACGAGGGTTAAATTCTGCTAAATCAAACCCATCTAAACTATCTTCATTAGATTCAAAGTTCATTGGTGGTAAATTGTTTTTTCTTTGGTTAATCATTTTTGATTGCTGAGTATTTGCTTGACTTATTCTTTTAGCTTTAGCATCTTCTCTTTGCATTTCTCTATCTGATAAACCTTGATTATTTAATTTAGCCAACTCAACATTTAATTGAAACTCTTTATCCATTAATTGAGATTTTAACATAGCTTCATTATTCATTTTCTCAATTTCAAAAGCAATATCAGCTTGTCTGTACTGCAATTTAGCTTGAGTCTCCATTTGAAGTTTTTGTTGTGCCATTTGTGCTGCCATCTCTTGAGACTTTAATTGTTGTTGAGCAGCCATAGCTTGTTGTTGCATTTTCATCTTCTCTTCTCTTTCTTGTTTGGCTTTTCTTTTGAGTTTTAAAAGTTGATTAGCAAGTTTGATATTTTTTATTTCCCTTATATCAATTGCATCTTCAAGGTTAATATCTCCTTTGCTTAATGCCATTTGAATATTAGCTTCTAATTGTTGTTTTTGTTCTTCATCAGGAGCCAACTCAATTCACTAATCTCATTTAAGATAGCTACATTGTATTTACCTATTTGGTTTATAAACTCATCTTTAAAGTCAGAGTATTGTAATATATCTGCAACTCTATAAGTCATAGCTTCAGCTAAACTCTTAGCTATAAATAGACTACCATTTAATATATGTCTTGTTGCTACATTAGAATTTAAAGCAGCTAACTTCTGAAGACCAACTAATGAGTTAGGGTCAGGAGAGCTACCATCTCTTGCTTCATTTAATCCTGTTACAGTTCTAATTTGGTTTAAGTAATGGTTATAATTACTTATAAGCATTTGTGCTTTTGCTGCTCCTGAACTTGATTGAAGTTCTCTAATTGGAGTTCTTGCTTGATTGAAGTCTCCATCTTGTGTGTAACTTCTACCAATAACGGAACCTGTTTGAAAGTATAACCTTAAAGCATCTTCAGGATTATAAGCATTTCCTGTTCCTAAGTCTACTTCATTTAATCCATCTGCATCAATAAATACACCATCAGGTACTACTCTTGAAATAACTTGTTGAAGTTTTAAATGGGTAATCTGTATCAAGTCTGCAAAAGGAATCATTCTTCTAACTAAAGATTCAATACTACCTTTATACATTCTTGGAGCACAAGCTACATAATTTGGAATAGCGTGTTGAGTAGCAGATTGTGGTCTAACCATATTCTCCATCATCTTCCATTGAAGCATAATATTAGTTCCCATAACCATAACACCTTCATACCACACATCAATAGTTTTAGAAACCTTTTCAAAGTTTCCTTCTTCCATCATTTCTGCAGGTGGATTAAAAGTGTCCTCCTTTTTTATCATACTTACATTACCATTATCTTTTACTTTCCTTTTGTAAACAACTTTCTTAGTAGTCTTATAGTTAAAGTAAAGTAGAGTAGCAGTGTCTTTGTAAAAAATACTGTTCTGATAAAATTGTGCTGCGTTATAATAATCATACCAACTTTGTGAGTATTGTGATATTTCTTCTAAATCTTCTCTTGTTAATGAAGGGTCTATTTTTATAAGTTCAGTTATTGGAACATTTTTAATTTCTCCCCAATAAAAACAATCTTTAAAATGTGGGTCTTCAGTATAACTATGAACAACATTAGCAGGGTCAACATAACTTATTTTAACACCATCTCCTTCTTGGAACTCGTGTTTAGCTACAGACATACCTACAACAGTAAGGTCATAATCTAATTGCTTTCTAATATCATCGTACTTATTAGATTCAAATAACGTATTGATAGCTTCCTCGTTAGCGATTTCTATAGCAGGTTTATAATTCAACTGCATATATAATTTAAGCTCTTCATCTGATTCAGGAAGTTCATCAGGATTTGTAGTAAAAGGGTCAACTCCTGTTTTCTCTTGAATTTTTTCTAACAAAGGTTTAGCAACCATTTGTCCTTCTATCATTGTTTGAAACTGACTTCTCCTTGATTGTGACACTGCATCCTGTGCATATGTGTTAACATCAAATAATCTATCTTGCATTCCATTAACAACAATATCAACAAACTTAGGAAGTATAGGAACAGGTGTCCAATCTAAATTTAGATAAGATAAATCTCCATCAATTGCTAATTCATTTTTGTATTTTCCAATAGGTTGTTCTCCTCTTGCATATAATCTAAGTCTATGGAAATCTCTCCACTGACTAAAGTACCTACAATTATTTCCATCCTTTCTGAACCATTCATATTGAATCGCCTGACCTATTTGTAATCCAAATTCTTCAGTTGCCTTCTCCTTGTCTGAAACAAATTGACTTGGAAATCCTGTAGATGCTATATCTATTTTTACGTTTTTCATCTAATAATTTCGCTTAAATTTCCCTTATTACTATACCTTGCAAAGTTAACCTTTATTTTTGATACTTTTTTCTCAGGTAAATAAAGATGCTTTTGTGTTGCCATAATTGCTAACCCTGAACTAATTGATGCATCATATTTAGTTCTGTTAGAAATATCAAACTTTGCCCAATCTTCTAATGTTCTTGTGAATACCATATCCCCCATCTCCAAGTCATCTCCCATTCCTATCTTCTGTTCTATATAAGATTCAATTGCAGATGCGTGTGCTTGTTTCACATCTTCACTTGAGTTTGGTATTCCACCTAATTCTCTTTCTGTTTTCGATAACTTTGTATATTGTTTATCAGGTCTATTCATACAGAAACCTCTATACCCTCTGTTCTTGAAATGATACAAAAGTCTTGGCTTGTTATTTTCTATTAGTATTGGCATACCATAAAATACACAAGCTTTAAGTACATCTTCAAAAAATATCTCAGCAGTCTGAGGTCGTGCAATGTATTCCAAGAAAAATTCATTGCTCGGTGCATCATCCAT